TTCTGGGCCAATAGAATCCAGACCGCGATCACGGGATTCAATCCCACGACAGTCGGACCTATCTCTTCCGAGGGAGATTACCTGATAGACTTCACCTCCGCAACCAATGCAGATGTGAAGGATTTAGCGTGCGAATTCTCGTGGCCGATCATCAGCGGAAACACTCTCAATGAATGGCAACCAGACTGGACATTCATGCCAGCTTCGGTGATTGGGTGGAAGACGGGACTATTGAGCTATGGTCCAGGATGGGGGCACGTCGAGTGGATCAACCTTTCCTACCAGTCCACGGCAGCGGTTACGCTGGTCATGACACCCGACAACGGAAGCCCGATAACGCTTACGTTTCCGAGCACTAGCGGAGCACAGGTAAAGCAGTTCCTTACCTTCCCGCCTAACAAGTTCAAGATCGTGGGATGGACGGCGAATTCGTCTCAACCGTTCACGATCTACGCGGCGGATACGATTGTCGTGTACTCCTCTTGGGGAGTTAAATCAGCACCGATCAAGCCATTCCAGGAAGGGTGGGGAACCACGGCGGCAACCTCATGAGTACACCGCCAATCACCGGATGGATGCCGAAAGTATCGGCAGAACCCAAGCCCGATGAAGTTCACCGTCTTTTCACTCTTGCGTTCCAAAAACTCGGCAACCATGCTACTGCTTTCGGGCTACTGAAGTCCGATATCAACTCCTTCAAGGCCGGGTCCACGAAAACGGTTGTCGAGGGAGGATTCGGAGGTAGCAGCACTCCTCCTGTTCCTGTAAACCTTGGCATTCCGGTAAATAATCAATCTGGGGTAACTACATACGCCACGGTTGCGGGTGACGATGGGTCACTGATTGTTCTCTCTGATGCTTCTCCTATCGCAGTGACTCTAAGCTCCCAAAGTCCTCCGTGGTCATGCTTCATCAACAATATCGGGGCAGGAACGGCAACGCTTACCCCGGCGACGGGAACTATCAGTTATGCAGGTAACCCCGGCGCAGCCACGATGCCCATTGCAAGCGGCGGAAGTGCTCTGGTGGCATTCGACGGAACGAACTGGTGGGCAGAGCTTTCGATTAGCTCTACTGGTCCAGCGGGAGTAACGCAGATCGTAGCTGGAACCAACGTCACAATTTCTCCGGTGGGAGGAACTGGCGTCGTAACGGTCAATGCCAGTGGTGGAGGATCGAGCTACATAAAGGGGACAGTTACCGTAGCGGCCAGCGGAACTAGCGGAACATTTCGCGGAACAGGTACCGTGACAGGCGCTGGTGCAACTATGGCTGCAATCGCAAGCGCTCCGGCCCTTGTGCAGCTTTGCTCTACCAGTCCTGTATCGTGGGCCTGCGATGTGGTGTCAACTAATACGGTTGAGGTTCAAGTCACGCTTCCCAATATCGGGGCAACTTGGAGTAATATCACTTTTCAGGTAGTGGTATTCCCGTAATGAGCGGTAAACTGAAGGCAGTGCTTCAAAGAGGGGAGGGCTAGGAAAATATTTGGCGTAGATATGGGTCCAAGTTCGGGAGAAATAGGTGCGACAAACGCCCTGAATGGAGAATCTGGGTTTGCTGGCTCTGTGGGCGAAGGGCTGATATCCAATTCGTCTGCTCTCATCAACGGACTGCTGAGCGGAAATCAGGCTGATATAGCCAAACTTCTCGCCCCTCAGATTAGCCAGATTTCCAAGCAGGCCAACGAAAAGACACAGACCAATTCGGAGTTTGGTTCTCGCTCTGGAGGTACGAACGCCTCAAACCAGAACACGATGGACACTGCGCGGTCGAGCGTCAATGACATGATTTCGTCGCTCACTGGTAGCGCTATGGGTGCTGGTGCATCTCTTGGCAGCAATCTACTCGGCCAGAGCATGAGTGGCTACAATGACGTGTTCAGTCAAAACAATACCGAACAGCAGCAACGCCTAGCGCAAATTAACGATATTTTCAACAGCAGCGCGGCAGTTGCAAGCATGGGAGTAGGAGCGGCTGGAGGAGTAATGGCGACACCGGCAGGAGCAACAGGCGGAGAGCAGTGGCTTGCTGGTCTACAGGGGGCAGGATTCTAATGGCAGATTCAGGAAATGCGCTCGTTGATCTCGCCAACAGGGCACATAGTCGCGAAGATGCGAATATGAATGCCATCCGCGACCGAGAACAGCAGAATCTAACATTCAGGATCGCGCCGCTCAGACAGCAATTGGCAGCAGATCAACAGCGCTTATCTACACTTGTGGATTCAAATGGGATTCCAAAACCAGACGCAAATGGGCAGCACGCCGATTACGACCTGATCGAAAGCCGCATGGCAAAGACCATCGGAGATATTCGTCAGGCCGCTGGGGATAAAATTCCGTCAGAGCATCCTGGGCGAATGGCTGAAACCGTGAATGGTATTCGCCAGTGGCTCAAGATGGGCGGCAAGAACAATCAGCAGTTGCAGGCAGCGCAAACCGGCAAGGTGAATGATTGGAGGAACCAGAATACTCAGATGGCAGGAGAGTTTGCTGTTGGTGCGCTTCCTTATGCCATGACTCCCGAGGGGATGAAGGCGGCAGAAGCCTATCGCTTGCAGGTTCTAAAGAATGAAGGTGCCGCTCAACGCGGTGGTTCTGCTCGACCTTTTCCTTACGCCCCCGGCGCGGTAAACATTAAAACCGCATCGTCCATGCTCGATCAAGGCGTTCAATTCAACGGCGAAGACGGGAATCCTATCGATGTGTCCAAGATACCTGAAGGGTCTATCCTGATACCGGTTTATCTTGGGGGCGGAAAGTCCTATTGGTCAGTCGGTACAGATAAAGGACGCTACGAGACAGCCGGAAACCAGCGTCTTCTTGAGCCTTCCGTGGGCGGTCCCAATCCTGAAGCGCCGTCGCTCGGCCCCGTACGTGTTCCAAGCTCAACCACGCGCACGCAAACCTCTCCCGGTGGGGGGCAGGTCGTCACAGGAACAAGTACAGTCATACCGCAGAACAGCGGCATTCCGGCGACGACCCCACACGGGTCCACCCCTCAGAGTGAACCTACACTTCACACTCGACCACAAGGAAAAGTTACGCAAAAACTACAGGGGCAAGCAGACCTCAGCCGTGGAAAAAGTATCCTTCCCGACATTCAGAACATGACTCCGCAGAACGCAGCAGCGGCTCGGAAATCTCAGCCTGCGGTATCTGCCCTCCTTGGACTCTACGGAGATCCGCAGAGTCCGCAAGCACCTTCGATGGTAGAATTCGCTCCACTTGCAAACGATCAACATGCGCAGCAGGTTCTCGGAGAGGCATTCAAGTTGCTCGATCAGAGTATGGGAGAGATTTCCGATCCTGGAATCATTCAGACTCTCGGAACAGCAGCGGGTTGGGCAAACTTTCGTGCATCGGCGGAAGCGGGTGCCCAACAGGCTACGGGAACGCAGATGACGAAGCAGGAACGGGAATACTTTGATACAGCGATTGCATCAATGGCTGATATTATCGGTTCCCGGTCTGCAACTGGACAGTCTCCAGCGCGGTTCAGCGTGAAATCGATTCAGAACGAACTCCCTCTGATCGGTCTTTCTGGTACTCCTGATTCTGAAAGCTATCTGACGAAGATGCAAACTATCGGTCGCCAGATACGAGTTGGATTGAACGCTGTTCCGGATAATTCCCGTGCGCTGGCGTGGCTCGACAAGCGGGAGCATGAGATTGGTTCGCAGAAGGGTAATAAACCATCTCAAGGAAAGGCCATCGTCCAACATTCTCCAAGTACTGGCCAGTACCGATATTCGATGGATGGGGGGTCCACATGGCAGATGGGCAAGCCTCCAAGCCAGTAAGCGACTGGCAAACCGTAGAACCGAATGATTGGCAGGCAGCGACTACTGAGGAATCAGAGCACGCTCGGCAACTTGCGCCATCGCGGCCTATTAGTCCAACGATTACCCCACAGCGCACGTCATCCGCACTGGACAAATTCCTTGCTCCATCCGACATGACCGGCAACGATCCGAACACGCTAAAGGGATACGGAAAAACATGGGGAGAGGCCTTGAAGGGAGCGGCTCAAGGTATCCGTCAATTTATTACCACCCCACTACCTGGAACAGATGGCAATCCCATCATTTGGAATCCTGTTGCTCAGGCCAAGAAAAACATATCGGGTATTGAGGATCTAGCAAAAACAGCCAAGGAAAATCCTAATTATGCGGCTGGACTAGTGGCTGGTCCAATGCTTCTCACGCATACACTTACGAAGTTGTTATCTCCTGCCGGAATGGCTGCAAAACTCACTAAGGGAAGTGGAGGCATGGCGGAAGACATTGAACCGACCGTAAATGATCTTCGCGCAGTGACCAAGGAAGTAAATCCCGCCACAGGGAAAGCCTTCGGTACTCCCCGGACCGTACAGGACTTCATCGATCACGTTTCAGTAGCCGAGGGAAAACTAAACAAAGAATACGCGAATGCTCTTGGCCCCCATGCTAATGACCCGGGACCGGTGACCGCCAATGGTACATTCCCCGTTGCCGATGCAATCCGCGCACTTAAAAACAAACTAGGCGATACCACCCCTCAAGATAAGGCAGCTCGCGCATATATTGATCAGATGGCCTCTCATTTCGAGAAACCTCTTACACTGGACGAATTAAACCGTCAGCGCATATCGGCCAATGGCAGACTTTATTCTTTTGAAAACAAGTCAGATGTGGCTCAATATGCGAGCGCGGGAGCCAATGCGGGTACAGCGGTAGACAAGGCAATCGCTAATTCGGTGAGAGATACCGTGTATCCCGTGATGGATAAATTGGCGGGAAAGCAAGATGGATATTTTCGCGATCTTCAGGGAAGAGTAGGTAATCTGTTTCGCCTGCAGAGCGATGCGAAAGAATATGCATCCGCAGTTCATCAGAAATCGATGATTGCCAAGGGAAGCACTCCGATGCAGAGACTTCATCCGGGCGCGTCAGTTTCTGCGAGTGGCGGCGTTCATGGATTTTTGTCGAATATCCAATCTGCGCTCAAGGCTCCCAACCCCGAAGCGGAGGCCAATTCGGCAATCCGTTCCGCATATGGCATACGTCAAAGACTTCAACCTCCACCTGAAGTAATGAGCCAACCAATCACTGCTCTTATGACGGCAACGATGCCTGAGGGTCCGGTTTACAAACTACTGAAAAGTCTTCGCGATGAACACATCAATAATCCTCAATAGCATAGATCGCTGCGAACGCCTGCCCTACCTGTTGCAGCGGTGGCAGACTCCCGCCATACGTCCCATAGAAGCACTGTACGAATCCATCGAAGCCGGTCTGATCTCGGCAAGCAAAGAGCCTTGGATAGTAGCGGAACAGGCACTATACGACCTGGCGACGACGCGCGGAATCGATTCAAACCAGACCGATCTTCTCGGGGAAGCTGAGCATCTGGCATCCTTGGTTTCGTTTATCACCTACATCCTGCGCCCGGGTGGACCCTGGAAGCGTCCAGAACCTATTCCCCTTCCCGATGGCACTCCCTGGCATCCCGGCGCATTCCTGAGCCAATCCGAGAGCCATTTACGCAGGGTTGTGCTGTGCTCCCGATGGGATGCTTACAGGATGGTTGAGGAGGAGCACGACTGGAGAACGCTGGAAGGTTCGATTTATGGCGTTCCGATAGATTTGGTTGTGATTGTGCTCGGGCAGGAGCGCGACGGGCGCAGACAAGGGCCTTTATCGAGATCCTACCGGCATCCCGTATCGAAGACTCTGCGCTTCAAAAAGAGAGACGGTGAAGACTTTGGATCAACTTGGGAGCGCGTGTGGCGCGGATTATTCGTGCTCCAGCCGACGAAATCGAGACGTTGCAGAAACTGCCCTATGCCGACCGCATTCAACTCACAGATAGATTGAAGCCCGTAGTTGAACAGGCGCAACGACAGGGGATTAAGATCGATCCAAGGGTAGCCGCGCTAGTCGGCGTTGCAGCCATTCAAGGCCCTAAATCTCAACAGTTGCAAAAGACCGCGAATGACGCCCGCTCGGCTTCTGCTCAATAAACGATTGACAGTGTATTGCATTTTGCTATACACATAAACATGCGGCGGCATGACGTGCATGTGTTGGGCGGGTAGAGGGCGTCCGAAGCGTAGTAGAGCGGCCTACGCCCCTTGCAGAGACGGTAATCAACCCGTAGCCTGTCCGAGCCTATGCGGGCTTTCGACCCGCATAGGACAGCCGGTATCCAATCCGGCCCGCACGACGGAGTCGCATGATCCATAAGAGTAGAAGCCTTAGAGGTAGCCGGAAGATCGGCTTGATTTCCGTGTTGGTGGCTCTTCCGATCATTGCGTTGTTAGTGTTGATCCCATGGTTGGTGATGAAATGAGCGAGAAGAGACGGTTTATATGCGAAGGACATTGCGGCGATTATTTTGTCAGGCTATGGTTTTTCCAGGTGCTTATCTGCTCCCCGCGCGGAAGTCAATTCCGCAACAAGCGGAAGTGGAAGCAGCCGCATATTCGCATAGGAGGCTGGAACGTAAGGTTCCAGGGAGTCTAGTGGGCAAAATGTCTATATCGTTTCGCTTCTCTAAGGAAACAGTTGAACAGATCAAATATCTTTGCGCTGCGTGTGGTATGTCGCAGGCTGGCGTAGTTGCAAAAGCAGTTCGAGAGATGCACGAAAAAGAGGAATCATCGTGGCACGATAGAGTGGAAAGGTTTAAGCGAAATCAAGATATTTTTGTAGCAGAAATGAATAGAAATAGTCTTTCTGCTACAGAGCAAGCGCTTCTGGAGGCTAACAACAAAGCATTAAAGGCGCTGATAGATGACATCGGAAAACAGAGCATAAAGAGCGGGGAAGGAGCACAATGAAGATACCGGAAAACATCCTCAATGCTGCGATGCGCGACACTGGGTTCCTTGAGTGGATGAAGGTTACAGGCAAACCTCTAGACGATGTGCAATATCGCCAAATGGTGAAGGAAATTGCAATGGCTATTCTCCGCGAGCAACAACAGAATCGCATTGAATATTATCGCAAAGTCGGCAATGAATACGTAAAGATAGAAGACCCATCCGATGAACTTAAGGCCATGTTCACGCCTCCACCTCCCGGATTTGGCACATGTGAGCCAGAAGTCTCCGAGAACGATATCTGTGAGATTGGTGCGGTGCTTAGGGACCGTAGAATCAGAGTTTCAAACTTCGAGGTTGGAGAAATCATGAAAGCCGCGCGAAAGAATAAAGAACCGATACGAATCGTGCAGGTGCCAAGGGAAATTGAAGACTTAGCCTACGAAATAGGTTCCGGTCTGCATTCAGATTGCCAATCTGGGGTTGATGCGGCGAACGCTGCTCTCGCAGAAGCCTTTGAGCGCGGATGGAACCTTGGGCGTGGAGTAATAAAATCTGTTCCGATCTGGACAGGAATAGACAGAGATAAGCGTTCTAACGGATTCGATGATTACCTAAAGGAAGGGCTGCCATCTATCCCTAATCGCAGCCCACTAAGCCCCTGCCCTTTCTGTGGCGCTGGAAACACGTCGCTTCACGTTAAACCTGTCTTGATTGTCGAAGACGGTATGGATGATGTGCAAATAGTATTCTGCAAGAACTGTGGGGCAAGCGGCCCAAGAGGAAAAACTTCTGTGGAGTCCGTCGTGCGGTGGAACACTGGTACGAGGGGCATTAGGAACAAAAAATAAGACGCAAAAAGAGGTTCAGCAAAAGAAGGTGATCAGTGGATGAAGACGTGCTTTACATTGTGCCCGACGCGGAAATGAAATTTGGGCCGCAATTGATGCAGATGACGGTCTACGGTTTATGCGCTGACTCGCCTCTGCCGAAACCGACGCCAGTTGAAACATGCAAAGTCTGCGGAAGGCATAAGTCCGAACATAACCACGATCGTGAAGGCGTTTACTGGTGTCCCGACAATGTCAGCGTCAGGGCGTCATTTCCGATCAAAAAGAAAGAGGGTCGTAAGTGAAATGCCGACAACTGATAGACGAGTTGCAGAAATTCGATGGCGACACCGAAATTGCTGTTGTCGATAGCATCGACGACTACGCGTTTCTCGACGGGGTGAGGTTGATAACAGGCAGACCATGCTCATTCGACATATTTGTTGCCCTCATATCTACCCGGTGGGAAGACTACCAATCTGAGGTCTTAAAATCTGTACGCGAAAGCGAATCCAAGGTAGAGCATGACGCTGAACAGTGCCCGCTTTCTGCTCAGTGACGATCTGTGTTCTCGCCGCGCATGGTACAGCCTGCGCTGGCGAACACCGTTCCTGGGTCCCAAGGAAATCCTTTACCAAGCAGTCGAGCATGGGCTGTGCGCATCAGGCGATGCGGGAGATGCCGCGGAGGCTCACGCGATGGACTTGGCCGTCGATCCCGGCATCGACACGCCGGAAACAGACCTGCTCGGCTTGGCGAGTCATATTGCCAGTCTTGCAGGATTCTTGGCATGGCTCTTGCGGGGCGATGCAGCCCCGTGGAAACGCCCTGAGCCTATAGCCCTTCCGGATGGATCGCCATGGACCTCCCGCGCGTTCATGGACGCCTCAGAGACGCACCTGCGCCGCGTAGTGTTGATGGACCGCTGGGACTCGTGGGCGCAACTGGCTTTGGAGCGGTCGTGGGACGTGGCCGGGGAGTGCTCGGCATATGGTGTGGGGATGGACTGCCTGATTGTCGAAATCGGCTCTCTGCGGAGCGGCCGGTGGGCCAACCCGTTCACGCGCGGTTACCGGCACCCGGTGAGCAAGACGCTGCGCTTTCGCAAGCGGGATGGCGACGACTTAGGCGCGACGTGGAGCAAGGTAGAGCGGGAACACGACTCAGCATCACGGGATGAATGGCTGGACGCTCTTACTGATGACGGGGTTCTGGGGGAAGTGGTCCATATTCATTCTCCCAACGCACCAGACACGCAAATGCGTCAGCAGCTTATCGACCTTGCGGGCCGAAAATTAGATCAACTCCGGTCAGTGGATTGTCCTCCTGACCCGCATTTCTCTCAGTGCTTTGACCGTGTTCGGCCTTGTCCATTTCGCTCAGCCTGTCCTCGCGGTGAAGAGCCTTCAGAATCGCTCGGATTCGTTCGCCTACATCATGCTCCGAACATCACGTCTTAGGTCGTCTGCTGATCCAACTGCAAACGTCTCTTGCGGACGGCGCTGTTGGGCCTGCTGGGCTGCTTGAGATGGCTCAGAAGTAATATGTCCAATCGCAGCGCCTCCGAAATTCGAAGAGTTAACCTTCTCAGGAGTTAATTGAGGTGCCCATGGGTTGGCGGGTGATGTTTGCCTGTTCTCTAGTTGCCCAATGAGTCCAATGCGATATTGCACCTCTTGTTCGATGCCCTTCAACTCACCCTCAGCGGCCTGAAACTTGCTCTGAGCAAGCAGGTATGCGGTATGGGCTTCAGTGAGGCGTGAACGGGAATCGTTGCGCTGAGACACTAGTTCTACCACCTGAGACTGGAGAGCTAGAACGGCAGGAGATGGAGGTACGGGAGCGGCGGGTACCACCGGAGCTGGAAGGGCCTGCCCAGCGGCAATTGCATGTAACGCTCGTAGCTCATCGATCCCATTGGCAACTTCGGGAAGTGCTTTGCGTTCTGCCCAACGCGCTTTTAGCTTGTCGGAAAGTGCCTTTTTGCCAGCTGCGCTCATCTTTCGTTTCTTGGTTTTCGAGGTAGTGTTCGCGGGTGGTTCGGAGGTGATGACGGTATCATTCATGCAAAAAATGATAATACTAACCACAAGTAAAGTATAGAAATAAATGATTCGGTAGGGTATGCTTAGGTCGTATCCTCTGTATTACTTGCTTTCACCCGCGATGGACGGCCTCGGAAAATGAGGCATAGATGCTCAAGTGGATTATCCTGGCATTACTGCCAGCCGTGACAGTTTCCTCGCAGACTGGACCTATAAGCGGGTTTTGTGAGCAGGGAGCCGCGCAGACTCAGGTACTTGGAAGCAAGTCCATAAACTACAGCCAAGGCGTCATTCCATCGTGCCGGGTTGCCATCTATCTTCATGGATTGAGCGCAGTACAGAGCGCCACATATCAAAGCGGTGGGTCGATATCCGGTACTTCGGGACAATCATGCGTGGCCACTTTCAACGGTGGTCAGACCAACGGAACCGGAATATTTACCCTCACCGCCAACAACACGATAGCGGTAGGAACATCAGCATCTATTCCTTCTCCAACTGGAACCTACACAACCGCTCCGACCACAGCGACACTTTCCAACGGAACAGCGGTATGTTCTGGAACTGCAAACGTTACGGCCAGCATCACTCCAGCCGCAGCAACAATTTACGCCGATCTAAATAACACCCCAAAGTCCAATCCATTCACCGCATCCAATACCGGACAATTTATCGCCTATGCGACAGGTGGAATCCTGTACGATGTGACGCGGAGTGGGGGAATACCTCCGAATAGCTATACTTCTCCGCTTACAACTACCGTACTCGTTCCCCCTCCCGCTGGTGGCGCGTGCTCGGGTTGCGCTATTCTCACCACCGCCTCTTCGCAGGTATTCAATGGTCCTCTGACGATCCCGACAGCTACCATCGGTACTCTGATACCTGGAAGCGCGGTTACTTCTAACTACCTGTGGACATTCAATCAAGGCATACAGTTAAGCAACAATGCACCGATTGTCGCCGAAAGCGCCAACGGTTCCGCCTGTAATCTTGCGTACGTTGACGTGAGCAATAATTATTACTTTGGAGATGTAAACAACTGCTACTCAGGTAGCGGTTTTTGGATGAATGACGGTGCTCCATCACTGACATTTACACCCGGAGCCGTGACTTTCAATAAGCCTCCAGTGTTCGGATCGTTCATTTTGAATGGATCACAGAGCATGACCGCAGTGCAGGGGAGTACGGCGACCAAGGTTATGTCAGCTACGGGTACATTCACCCCCGGAGATTGCGTCAAGGTTGCGGCAGATGGTAGCGCTCAGGACTCAGGAGCTGGCTGTGGTGGTGGTGGTGGCGTGGTCAGTTCTTTGACGACTTCGGGAAGCAGTGGCGCTGCTACGCTTGCGGCTGGTGTTCTTAATATTCCGGTGTACACGGTTAGCGGTGTTGCTGATGTAGATGTAACCATTTCGTCAATCACGATTGCAGCAAATAGTTCCTTTCCACAATATCCAGCGTCGGCGAACACGTTCTCAATGCCCGGTGTAACCACGGCGATGGTGGTTTTATGTGGTTTCTCTGGTGACCCAGTCATCACTACCGGTTGGGGTCAGGTTGGAGGTTTGAAGATCAGTCCATGGGTATCTTCGAACGGTACCGTATCTTATCGCATTTATAACCAGACTGGCGCATCTATCACCTCGGGAAGCACTGCTCTTAGGTGCATGGCTCAATGAGGATTGTACTCACATTGCTTCTGGCTATTTGTGGAGTTGCGCGGGCACAGGTGGGAGCGTCAGACAATCAGGCATATACCACCGTAGCTCCCCCACCTCCCACAGGAGCGATCACTTTCTCTCCAGTAGCGGGAACCTATACCGGATCGCAGACGGTAACCGTATCGACCACAACCGGAAGCGGAAGCGTGTTTTGTACGAACGATGGGACTCTGGCTAACGCCGCTGCTACATTCATAGGCACGGCTCCGGCATCCGGTGGAGCGGCGGGTACAATCACCGTGTCATCTTCGCAGACCATCAATTGCCAAGTAGTTACCGGGGCTGTTACACATCAAAACCTGCAAGCATCCTCGGCTGGATGGAAAGTCGTCATAGCGACATGCACGGTGGGAGGAGTCAACGTATGCAACCATGGAACCCCGACCGCGACATCTGGCGGCGGTGTCGGTAGCTCGGTCCCGACCACTTGGACGTATACGTGGGGAAGCGTTCTTTCCCAGAGCATTACCGCTCCCGCATTTGTGCAGATTCTAGCTCCGTTCTCGGGATCGACGAATGACGGAACGGCTGGACAACAGCTTATGATCGTGCAGCGTAAGATTGCGCAACCCATAAATAGTGCAGCTACACAGAATCAGGAAGCAGACTCGCAAGCCATCAATTCCACATGGAAGATAGCTGGTCAATCCATGAAGCATAACGTTGGCCTTCAGTGCGAACAGGCTCCTGATACGGGTTGCCCTGGACACTGGGCCATCGGTGGAGGAAACGCCAGCAATCAAGATCACTGGTTTTGCACGTCGATCAATACTGGATGTCCATGGACAGACGGAACAAAGGTTGAATTTGCCACACAAGCCCACTGGACCAATGGAGATACGGGCTGTGGTGGGTACGGTTGCATGTATATCGATTGGCTGGAAACCAATGGAATTAGAAACGATCTGAGCCACACACAATTTGTTTCAGGATTCCCGCTCGGGGCGGTATCTAATGAGCTTGTGACTTGGCCCTCGTTTATGGGGTCTCAGGACCAGCTTGACATGTACAACACGGCAGCGACTATACAGCGGCAGGTGACCTACGCCAACGTGACAGTTGCAATTTACTCAGCCACGCCGATACTTGGTTCGGCTGCTTACGTGATTCACTGAGGGTGATATGAGAAAGATCGCACTGATACTCGGATTATTTATATCTTTACCGCTCTGCGCCCAGACTGCCGCCATAAGCGGGTATTCAACGCTTGGGGGAACGCAGGCGAAGACTCAGGGGTTGAATTCCACCAACTACCTTCAGGGAATCATACCGCACGCCACCATAACGGTTTTACTTACCGGGACGCAAACAAAGGCCACGATATACTCGAATGGTTCCAATACTCCTCTATCTAATCCTTTTACCTCCAACGATTCAAGTTCATCCAATCCTGGCGGGTGGGTTTTTTGGGCATCTACCACACAGGCATATGACATCGTCGCAAGCGGAGGTATACCTCCCAACACTTACCCTTCCCCTGTTCCTATTTGCGTGGACTGTTTCCCCGGCAATCAGGTTAGCTTTTGCTTAAATGGATGCACGCTTACCGGACAGTTGAATAGTACCTATACGGGAACAGATACGTTTTTTGGGGGGATTACAGCGGCTAATATTTTGGCTCCAAATGTGGGAAATATCATTCTTGCGGATGGTTGGTCAGCCGGTGTGAATGCGGGAGCGTGGAGCAGCGCTACCACATATCCATCATGCAACGTGGTAAGCTACAGCGGAAAAACCTACGTATCCACCGAAACAACGAACAACATACTACCGGGAACAGGTGATAGCGCCAACGCGGGAGCGCACGCCTATGATTGGCTGCTAGTACGCAGCGACGGAGTGACTTACACACCGGCTGGATGGATGTGCGCGGACTATGTTCTCATTGGAAATGGGGAACGCGCCACGATAGGAACTGGTAAAAATGGAGGCACTAACTACACTCTCCTGTTCGGTTCAGGCACGTACACAGCGACCAGTGGAGCATTTTTTATCTCCGACCCGGCTCCGATGTTCAATGGAATAGCGGCCCCTAATCGCATTACGGTTAATCCCGCAGGAATGGGGAAGTCCTCTACGCACATTGTCGCCGCAGGATCATGGCCTGCCTATACCACGTCGACATCTGTTATCCCCGGTTACACTATCCCGACTTCATTCCCGACCGGACTTATCGAGTCACCAATTCAAGCGGGTGCATCCGTAGGCGGCCCAAACTATGCTCCCAAGGTCTACAGTCTTGTAGGAATTGACGTGAACGCGAATCAGATTGCGCCCTATGCAATCGATCTGAAAGGCTTTGCGATTAACGGGTATATTGCGGATGTGCAATACGAGCAAGGAACCGTTGGGAATGCTCGGCTTGGCGTCGACAGCAGCAATACGGATACATGGATTAGCAGCCCAACTATCGTTGGTTTCACGGATAATACGCAAGATGAGGTAGTCGGTGGAGCGTTCCTTACAGTATCAATCTCGGGCGGTGTTCCAACTGTTGGATTCGGCGTACAAATTGCATCATCTTCCCTGGGAAGCGGCTATCCTACAACTGGCACTGAGCCGTGTACGGTCAATGGTGGGACGTTCACGGCACAGGCCACTTGCTCTGCTACAGCCAACGGATTCGGTGGCGTAGCTATCGCAATAACTAGCGCTGGAACCTATAGCACGGCCCCGACTTCGATCAGTTTCACGTCCTTTGGCTCTGGCTCAGGCGCTGGCGCAACGCCTGCAATATCTTCCGGGTCAGGCTATCCTGCTAACACGCAAGTTGTGTTACAAGGCACGCAGGGCGGAACTTCTCCAGTTCCCTGTACAACAATGCCGACTGCCAGCACGCTTTATCCAGAGGGGAGCGTAACCCCGACTTTATCTGGTGGTGGCGCTATCACGTTGACGGGATGGCAGACGACAACAGGGGCATCCGGTTGCGTGGGGCCGATGATGGCGTGGGCGTCTTCAGTCTATCCTGTAGCTATCGGAACAGACTTCAATTGGGTCTCAGACTTCACTCATGGAGGGGGGCTGTTCGGCACGTCTGGAGCTGCTTGCACTTATCGATTTATGCATGGCAACAATAAAATCAGCGGTATCCATTGGCAAGGTGGCGGCCAGTACGGACTCTGCAACTATAACAACAATACTATTGATGGTTTCAACGCAGGAGAGCAGAGGCAAGGGAGTATCTTCACTACTACGCCGATACAGGTAGACCATGGCTCGGTGGGTTACACAATTTCCTTCCCTTACCATGCTTTTATAACGCAGGTTGAGTTCGCGGCGAACACTGGCACTGTAAATGGGACAGCGGTAAATGGTACATCGATCAGGGATACGATATGTTACTCAAACCCCGTATCTCGTAATAACCTTGAGTATCATAGCATCCTTAATTACGCAAGTAGCGGAACAACCATCCTGTCTCAAACTAGCGGATCGGGATATGCGGGACCAGGATATGTCGTAGTCAGTGGCGGTAGCCCTGTAAATCCTAATACCATCGCAATAATCAGCGTTAGCGTAGACAGCAGTGGTGCGCTACACTTCTCAAACAACCAACCAGGATCGTATCTTCCCGGATCAGCCACGCCGACAATATCACTTGCCGGATTTACGAGTGGGAGTGGAGCCTCAGCGACACTACAGCTTCAATCCCCGAATTTCCAGATTTGGGACTCACCGGCAGATACATTTCCAAGCGATGTCCACAACCTGGCGTATTGTGGACCATTCGGAAGTGGATCGACCATAGAGAGCACTGCCGCGCCTGCCACTTTCAATGGCATCGTGAATCCGATAACACAGACGATAAACACTAGAACACTGGGAGTTACCGGCTCGGTTGGCTATAATCCTCAGATCACACAGACTACAGTAAACACTACGGATAACGGAGATGGGATAATTAGTGGATCATGGACAATCTTAGCTAATAGCGCTTCATCTCAATTAACAAGCCGTCTCGGAAGCCTCTTTACATCAAACCAGCTTACTGGCGGTGGAGCACTAGTGAATGGCTATGGATTAAATCTGAGCTTAGATACGATTGCGGGAACCACAACAAGCCAATACTTCGATTTTTTTGTGACCGATGCAGGGCGTAGAATGCTCGGTACAGTCGTGAATCGTCGTGGTTATGGATGCGATACAAACGCCAACGTGCAGGGAACTCTTTCTTGCTTTCGAGATCTCAGTACTGGAACCAATTGGACTAATGGCGCTTGGCGGGCTGATTTAGGATTTCTCGTTAACGGCCATCAGGTTATTCCGGCTACGGCTACTGGAAACACCGGAGCAGCAGCGGGGCTAGTTTCTCTCGTTCCTGGAGCGGAATCATTCGGATTCACAACTCTATCTGCTGGAGTAAGTCCCACGATAAGCACTACAGCAGCCTGCTCACCGAGTGCGACGTGCGTATACAAGCTTACAAATTGCGGCAATGGTGGCACGGCTGTGGGGGTGCTCGAGCCGACTTCATGGGTTAGTGGGACGTCGTTCACTATTACATCAATAAACCCAACCAGCGGAGTAACACAGACCCTTGACACGAGCCATGTCTGCTGGCAGATAAACTAGCTTTACGATTTTCAACCTTGGAGGCAGACAATTGGCCGAGACTGTAGCAGAGATCGAGGACGATACAATGGTAGATCGAAAAGCAGAACCCGGCTTTACGAAATGGCTTATCCCTACGGCGTGCGTGATGCTTGGAGCAGCTCTTACGATCGGCACAAACATTATGTCGTTTCAGATGCGATCCAATTACGACGATCACGCTACTAGCTCTAGCAGCCAAGCCGAGATCGCAGCCTTACAGGACAGGGAACGAGCAATCGAGACTCAATTGGCCGGCTTGCCTACCATCTACGTGAGCCAGAACGCATTCACTGAATTTAAAGCTAGGTATGAGAAGGATCAAGCTGAAGAGCATGACTTTCGTGTCAGGATCGATAGCAAGATGGATATGCTGCTTGCGGATCGCGGCGTGAAGATGAGTAAGCCTAAGACGGCTTTTGATGAAGATCCCAGATCGATGGCACGCGATTTCATGCCATCTGAACATGCTTTCACCACACTACCTCACAATTAAAGGAGAACCACCATGGGAACGACACCAGTAAACGACCCTACCGGAAATCCGCACGGTCCAGTACAGAACCCACCAACCCCCGCCGCCGTCCCGGTTGAACCAGTCCCCGAAGGCGATGACGAATCTCTCGACGAAGCAGCAGAGCACTACCAGAAAACTCACGGATGGTTGCCGTGACAGTCTGGATACCGCTCATAATTGCGCTCATTGGGGCGATCCCTGCCACCATTGCTGCCACAGCCGCGCTTATGGTTGGCTTGAACAACCGCACAAAAATCGGAAGCGTGGAAACGAAGGTTGATGGTCACCTGTCCGTAATGACTTCAGAACTGGCCGAGTCCAAGGCTTTAATACTGGAACTCACCCGAGTGAAAGGGCAATTTCAGGGAACCCAAGAAGAAAGAGATAGACCTTCTTGATTCTAGGTTTACAATGTACGCAACATGATCGCTTTTATTAGGAAGATCATCGCAGCCTTTTTATGGCGTCGCACCTGTACCATATGTCAGGGAACGGGTCGATCTGACATGTACGATCACCGGTGCGTGGTGTGCGCTGGAAGGGGTAAGCTATGAACGCCGTCAATCACATTTTCGCGAATTGGAAAACCAGTCTTCAGGGGGTGCTAAGCTTTGTCAGCGTTATTGGACTCTATTGTGTCACGCTTCCGCCTGAAGTCATACCCTCCCATACAGGAGTCATCATCGCCGCAATCAGTGGAGGAGCCAAGATTATCCTCGGTTTTATCCAGTCTGATGCCAAGCCATCCGTTACCTCCAGCGTCACCATCGAAACCACAACCCCCACAACCATGTAAGGAGACCCCCTTGAGTATTCTCAGCGATATCGAAGCAGCCGGTCAGAAGATCGGAACATTCCTCACCAGCATCGTTACTGGAGCCAAAACCGTGCAGAAGATTTACGGCGCTCTCTCAGGTCCGGTAATCGCCGCGTCGATGGCCGTGTTCTATGACGTCGTGAAGACTATCGCCGCCGCGGAGAAAGCAGCCGCAGCCGCCAGCGCAGGTAACATCCCCCTGACGATCACTCTCAGCGAAACCACCATCGGGCTCGTGAAGACCGTCGTCGCCGATGCCATCGCCGGCGAGAAGACCGTCGTCGCCGACTTTCAGGCGCTGAACATCAAGCTTTAGGCTGGCCGAATGTCCCTTGCGATCCGCATCGCCCTCTTTGCCCTCTTACTCGTGGCGACGGGGGCGATTGCGCTTGGAACGTGGGGAGCGTTCGTGCTCAACCGGCATCTCATCGTCGCCATCGACGGCATCGGTTCAGCCTCGATGGATTCCAGTGCGATATTGCATCGAATCGACGGGCCGGCCGGTACCGTGGTCGAGATAGATAAACTCCTCCTGGCCCTCAAAAGCACAACCGTTCACGCGGACATGATGATTGCCCATGAAGACAAGCAGCTCGACGTATACGATTCCTACATCTCAACGATGGCCGACGACATACATGATGTATCTGCGAGACTCGGAGGGACGGCTGATGCGGCCACAGGAACCGCCAACAGCGCCACCGAAGCCATCGACACAGCCAACCGAACCATCGCATCAGGACAGCCGCTAATAGAGTCTGCCACGTCCCGCATCAACGATCCACGCATTGACCGTCTGATGGACAGCTTGAATGTGACCTCGACAAGCGTAGCGGGTATCACGGCAGACTCTAAGCGCGTGGCCGACGACATGACCGCGCAATACTTCAAGAAAGTTCCGTGGTGGAAGGAGCCGGGCAAGTGGTATCGGCTTGGAATAGACGCAGCAACCTTAGCAAAGTGAGGTTTCCATGCAGATCATCTACCGGGAAACTCCCGACCATCCTGAAATCACCTACCCTGTTTATCTGTGCTTTGCTGGACATGGAGTGATTCTGGAGTTGACACCGTGCGACGTAAACACGTTCTTGAAAGTGGCGCATATCGCGGTGGACGGCGACGAACGAGAGGAAGAGAATGAACACCAGTGAAAACGGGTTTGCCTTGATCCGGTCGAATGAAGGGCTGGGCCTGAAACAATATCTAGATCAGGGGAAATGGGCGATTGGTTACGGCCATGATCTTCTTCCGGGCGAGACTTACCCCAACGGGATCGACCAGTCGACAGCTCAGAAGATTCTCGAAAAGGATGTGGCGTCGTGGGACGTGTTCATCAATCATCTTGCCCCTCAAGCCAACCAAAACCAGCATGACGCACTGGCCGACTTCACGCATCAATTCGGTCCTGGAGGACTGCAGCAGCTTCTCTCTCACGGGTGGGATCAAGTAACCGTTCAGATGCCGCGCTGGATCCACATGCGCAACGCCGCAGGTATCGAAGTAGTATCTCCGAACCTCGTGGCGCGTCGCAACAAGGAAATTGCCTTGTTTAATTCGTAGGAGTAAAAATACTTTGCAGCCCGTCGCCCTGCGTGCCAGCGTTGACGTTACTTGGTTTTCAGCGCGTCCATCGACTGCTGAACCATCTCTTGTATCAGCGATTCGGCAGACCTACTTGTCTCTGTGTCTGCAATTTCATGGATGTTACGCAGCGCAATTTCTAACCGTTTGATCCTGTCGTTCTGCTGTCCGATCGTCCGCTGCTTGCGCATCGCCTCTGCACGCCAGTGGTCGGAGAGCTGAGCAGCTTTTCCGTGTGATTCCTCCTCGACCATGCGCATCATCGCAAAATCCGCCAGCGTCCAACTAACTCCACCAATTACAGTCAGTAAGCAAGCAATCCATGAGTCATGCTGAAACTGGCCGGTAGTGAATCCATCAATCAAGGCACCGATAACTATAAATGACCAGCATCTACCCAACAGCACATAAGACATGAGGTTACTCTTTGCCATGTAATTCTTCCGCTACCATAGCTTTTCGATTTATCTCTCTTATGTTCCGTTTGTTTCGGCACTTGAAGCATCGCGAGTATTTACTAGATGGCATTTTGGCCGCGCAGTCTATGCAGCATATCGCCAGCTTAAGTCTCTTACGCCGCTCCGTCAGAGACTTCCTTACGGTTGCGCGTCTCTCTTCAATCGTTTGCATTAAGTCTGTCCTCCTCCACAAGTCCATCTACCAAGCTAATACCTGTGATCTGTTTAAAAACTTGCTTGAATCGTGGACCTGCCGGAGCGCGCATATTAACCACGTCGCTAATATATCCGGGACTAACTAGAATACCTTTATCTTCCAGCCAGTCCGAGAATTTCTGCTGGGTCATCTTTTTGCGCTTCATCCACGAAACCAATGTATGCGCCTGCTCTTTGCGGGTTAGACTCCTTCGTCTCTTCATGGAAAAATAGTACGCCTAAATAAAATGGATTGCAACGAAAATAATCGTTGACACGGAAAGGACTGAGCGAGTAGATTTGTTTTCAGC